TGTGTTTCTTTTTTCTGCCAACTTGTTTACCAAGTCATGGGTTTTTTCTGATAGTTCTTTGACTTCACAGATGTCTTTTTTTACTTCGGTGAACTGAGTTTCCAAGGCACGATAACGTTCTGCACAAAGCTCAACGTGTGCTTCTAGGCTTTTCTTTTCAATGTCAGTGGTCTCGGCCATTTCGTTTACTCCAATCCTATATTTATGGTTTCAAACCAAATGTTTTGATCCGTTCCTAGCGCACTCAGCACTGGCTCAATGTCACTGGATTCGTTGAGATTCACAATCATTGGCACACCTGTGCAGTTTTGTTTCAAACCTCCCAAGGGGTCAGAACTGTTGTTGGCAAACACATCAGCAGATTCCACACGAAATTCAAACTGCCAAACGCCGTCGTTGCACTGCGGAGGCACAATGTCTTGCGGTTGTGTATTCAAGCTGATCAACTGCATTATGGTTTCCCAGTTGCGTTGTTGATTTCTAGACTTGTTCCAGTCTGCAACTTCGTTTATTTTTTGTCCAGCACGATCAACAAAAGGAATCTGCCCAGCCTTGAAGTTGCCGGTGACTCCTGTGTAGGTGCAATCAAACAATGTTTTACATATGATCTTCATTGTTGATATTTACGCCCAAAAGAAAACCCTGGAATAAATCCAGGGTTGACTGTTAACTAAGTTTAAAAATTAAACGTTAGTGAATGTGGCTGAACCAGCAACGTTGGCAGTAGGAATACCAATGTTGAGACCGCCGGTGGCGTTGGCTGTTTGAGCAGCAGCAACCAGGGTAGCGGTGGTGTAAGCGCCAGTTGGGTAGATAGCAATGTTCAACACAGCAGGTGCGCTAGGTGTAACTTGGTACATAGCGATTGTGCCGTTTTGCTGAATAGCTTGCAGAACGTTGTTGATGTAACCAGTAGCGTTGGCAGCACCAGAAGCGCTGAGGGCGCTGTTGGCTGTCAAGCTGAAGAAGTCCAGGTGAGGACCGGCAACTTGTACTGGGCCTTGAGCAGCGATGTTAGCTGTGTTAGCGATTGTACCGTTCTGTACGTCGATGGCAAACACCGGTTGGGTGGTGCCGTTTACTTTAGTGATTTGTGCCATTTTAAGCTCCTTAATATGTGGTCTCGGTGGACCTGCTTTTATTTATACAACTGACAAAAAAACGGTTACTTGGGGTTGTTTCTCTGTCGGTTTTGAGCAGCAAATGCTTGGGGATCAAAGCGGCTCACAGCCTTGGCATAGCCTGCAGGGGTAGCCATGACCCAGCCTTCTTGTCCAGGATGCTGTGTATCTGCTTGGCGTAACAAGTCCATTTTGAGTTCGTGCAACAGTTCAAACGCCACAAAAGTTGAAGCCAATGCTTCTTGGTTAGTACTGGGATTTTTGAGATATTCCACAATGTTGTTGAACTTGCGTGGAGTTACTCTGCCTTGCAGCCACTCGCCAAATTCCACAATAAGCTTGTTGGCTGGGTCCAATGGGCCGCCTACTTTGGTGTTGATAAAATCCACAGCCAATTTAAACAAGTCAGTGACTTGTTGTGCTCGCAGCTCAGCAGGGTTAAACAATGCTTTCATGTTTGCGCCCTGTGTTCTTGCAATGGTTTTTAACTGCTTGACAATGGCTTGATTTAACTCAAGTGTGTTTGGGGTAGCAGGACGCTCCAGCATCAAACCTGGAACATCGTTGAACTTGACTCCGCTCAGGGGTTGACGTGGTTCACCTGCATCAGCATACATGGAGTGTACTGCAACACCAATGTTGCTGTTGCCTATGCGTTGACCCAAGGAACTTTTTACAGGAATCTTGTATGTCACAGTGTTGGGGCGGAACACATAGTTGCCTGCTTCAACAGGAGGCGTGTCCATGTACAGCAAATCACCCTTGACGTAGCCACGGAAGTTGGTGGGCAAACTGGCTTCCAGCACTGGCCACAGTGTCTTATACAAGTTGATTAGGCCTTCGCGTTCACCTGCACGTCGACGCTGTATGTCAGCCATCATGGCAGGGCTGGTAGCAAGACCATCATAGCCTTTGGCTTCAAAACCTGATCCGTCAGTGAGTACAAATTCACCTGTGGAGGGCTTGCGTCCCCAGATCACAGCAGGCTTGCCGTCCCATTTGGCTGTGACAGTTCGGGGCTGCTCTGTGGCATGTTGAGCAATGTCCAGAGCTTGTGTGATACCTGCTGCACCGTGACGGAACACAAGATCTTCCAAGTGTTCAATGCCCTTGGCTCTGCCACCCACTCCGCCTGCTTCTGCTTCGTACAGTCGATATGGGTTGGCTGAATCTGCTTCGATCAGCGGGGTCATGCCTTGGTTCACAATACGATCACGCAGACGTGCAAGGAAGCCCACGTCGCTTTCGCTTACAGTGTCGGGCTCTTTGACACCTTCGCGGGCTAGATATTCACGGAAGTCTTTGAGTTTGGCATCACGATCGGGATGATTGGCCAGGGCTTTGTAAATGCTTTCAACGTTTTTCAAATTGCCACGCTTCATGCCTGGGCCCAACAGTATTTCTGCTGCGCGGTCAGGGTCCATGGTAATCACGTTGTCTGTGGTTCTGCTGGTAATGCCCTTGGCACTGGCCTTGAGTCCCTGTGCTTTGGCAATAGAGCTCATCAGCACATTTCTAAACATGCCTTTGTATTGAGAGTCCACACCACCTGCCAGGAAAAATGCACCCCAGTCAACATTGGGCATGAACATGAAATCTGTTTGTACAAACCCGTTGTTGGCATCGCCGCCAATAGGGGTTTTGAAATGCACCGCTTCACCGCTCATGCGAACAAAGTCTCTGGGATCTTGCTTTTGCTGTGTGACATAACGGTCCAGGGCTGCTTTGAGTTCGGGCTTGGTAATCTTGCTGGTTTCTACAGCTAGGTCCAAGTCGCCGGAGTCGGGCTTTTTGCCTGTGCTGCCCAACCATTTGGTGGGATAGCCTGTGGCAGGGTCTGTTTCGCCGTGTAGATCCAAATTGGTAACAGATTCCAACCAGTTGATTGTGTCAGGAATTTCAGCCTGTTTGATGCGTCGGGTCAGCGGTACACCCATTTTGTCTTTGAATACATTGCCGCCTTCGAATATGTTCATGTTAACTGTCCAAGTGTGTACGTTTGACTGATCTGGAAAACTTGCCAGCATCCTTGGATCTAATGGCATTCAGCAGTTTGCGAGTTAGATTTTCTGCTTGTTCAGAGGAATATTCTGCTTCGATCTGTTCGATAAGACGAATAGCAGACTGTATAACATTGGTAGCACGATTCTCGATCAGTATTTTACGATCGCGCTCAATGTACAAACTATCTAATTCTTCTAGCAAACTGCGGGTCTTTTTTTGCATGGTTTCGGGGACCTTTGTATTATTTAGCGATTCTGGGCTGGGAATAAATATCTAATGCTCCACAAGGATATCTTATGACCAGTCAAATCAATCCCAACAACATCGATGGGACTTACCCAGTAGCCGGCGTGCCCAACAACACGCAAGGCATGCGTGACAATTTTACTAATACTAGAACAAATTTTCAATATGCAGCGGACGAAATAACCGAGCTTCAGAGCAAAGCCCTGCTCAAAGCTGCTATCACCGGAACCACTCTTGACAACAACATGAACAATCAAGAGATCTATGCTGTTCAATTGCGTGATCTCAGTTATGCATATTCTCAACTCACAGCCACTGCTGGCACAGTTAACATTGACTTTTCTGTGGGCCAATTTCAACAAATCAATCCTTCTGCACCTGTAAGTTTGAATTTTTCAAACTGGCCCACAGCAGGCACAGCAGGCTTGCTGTATCTTTTGATCAACATTACCAATGTAAGTCAAACTGTTACATTCCCCGCAGCAGTAAATCGCGGAATTGAAAAGATTGCTGGATCTCTGCCCGGCACAGCCGGAGTATCCAATACTGTTACTTTTGGTGCAACAGGTTATTATGCATTTCAACTTTTGAGCACAGACGGTGGCGCCAATATCTGGATTTTTGATGATGTTCGGCCCCCAGATACCTTTACATCCAACATTACCATTGCCAACACTTCTGTGAGCACTAGTACCAGTACTG